ACCGTTTATCGAGTCGGGCAATGTATTACTTCCAGAATTAGCGCCTTGGCTATCTGATTTTTTAAGTGAGTCAGAGAAGTTTCCAAGCGGTAGTCATGACGACCAGTTAGATCCAATGTTTGACGCAATAGAGCGAGTGCAGACAGCACCAGCTAAGAAAATTAAAAAACCAATTTCAGTACCTAACACGAAGAGAATATAACGAGTGAGAAAAGCAAACGAGACAGATGCAGAAATGCTCGAACGCTTCAAGCGTGATATTCGGCGTGATGCTGACTTGTTGGACGAGCTACGCGATAAAGCCAATGAAGATATGCGTTTTGTGTACGTTGATGGTGGTCAATGGGAAGGTTTTCTAGAATCACAATATGAGAACCGCGCAAAGCTAGAATTTGACCTAATCTCACAATACAAAAACAAGTTTGTTGGTGAGTGGCGTGATAACCGTATTGGCGTCGAGTTTAAACCAGATGATGACGACACAGGCGAAAATGATGCTGAGTTTATCAATGGTGTTTATCGTGCTGATTACCGTGACGGCTACGGCAAAGTAGCAATTGACAATGCAGTTAATGAATGTGCGACGTGTGGGTTTGGCGCGTTTGGTCTATCGACTCGTTACGTTGATGAAGAAGATCCAGAAAACGAAGAGCAAGACATTGTTTGGCGTCCAATCTTCAATGCGTACAACACGGTCTATTTCGATCAATCGGCAAGACGCATTGATAAGTTAGATGCTAGGTGGGCGAATGAGTTAAAGCCTTACACTAAAGAAGCATTTGAAGACGAATACCCAGAGCTAGAGGCAGTATCTGCATACACACCAAAAGATAGAGCATTATTTAACTATAACGGTTCGAGCGATGAGGTTTATATCGCAACACGTTACGAAGTCATTAAAAAGCGTGAGTCTGTTTTTGTTTATAACAACTTAGCCAACGGTAAAGTTGAGTATTACCACAAAGAAGAGCACGACTTAATTAAAGATGAGCTAGCAGAAATCGGCGTTCATACTTTTGTGAAAGAACGTAAAATCATGCGCCGCAAGGTGATGATGGCGCGTTTCACGGGCAATGAGTTTATTGAAAAGCCGCGTGTTATCTCCGGCAAATTTATTCCGATCATTCCCATGTATGCCTATCGTGCCTACATTGATGGTGTTGAATACTGGTACGGCTTAGTTCGTAAGTATAAAGACGCTGGACGCGCTTATAACGCACAAATGTCACAGCTGATAGAGAATGCAGCATCAGCAGGCCAAGAAGTACCTATCTTCACACGAGAGCAAATAGAAGCGCCTGACGTATCAGCAACATGGGCAGATAAGAACAATAAGCCATTCTTATTCGTGGACGCTGCGACAGACGATAATGGCAATGTGATTGCAAATGGTCCGATTGGCTACAGCAAACCGCCAATGTTAGACCAAAACACCTCAGCATTGCTTGAGATTATCCCGAACTACTTACGTGAAGTAACAGGCGGTGCGCCACAGGACACGTTAGATCCAGACGCATCAGGTAAAGCTATCAATGCCATCATCAAACGTATTAATCTAAACACGCAAGAGGTGAGCGATAACATCCGCGAAGCCATTCAAGCAGGTGGTGACGTTTATATCTCTATTGCTTCTGAAATCTACACAGAAAAACGCGCTAAGAAGACCTTAAGCAATGACGGCACAGATAGCCGTGAAATGATGCACAAGCTTGTTAAAGACGAGCAAACAGGCCGTTTAATTGAGTCAAACACCATCAAAGGCAAGAAGTTTAAAGCGTACTCAGATATTGGCGCTCAATATCAGTCTATGCAAGAACAAACGGTTGAAGACTTGAAAGGCTTGCTCGAAGCAATAACCGGCAAGCGTGGCGAAGAAGTTTATACGCCTGCAATCATTGCAGCAATGCTTGAGAACGCGTCAGGCGTTGGTTTAAAACCACTTAAGAAAATTGCTAGACAGCAAATGTTACTCCAAGGCTTGGCTAAGCCTGAGACGGACGAAGAAAGAGCATACGTCCAGCAGATGATGCAGCCAAAACAAGATCCAAACCAAAAACTTGTAGAGGCAGCGGTAGAGCAGCAGCTAGCAGAAGCCAAGAACCTACAAGCCGCAACTATCGACAAGATAGCAAGCGCGAAGAAAAAAGAAGCTGAAACGCAAGAAATCTACAGCGAATTAGGCATTAATCAACTTAATCAATTATTAAACTCAAGACAGCAAATCTTGAGGCAATAAGTCACTGCGACTCTAAGCAGGTAGCCATTCGGCAATTACTCTAAATACCATTAAGAGGTTAAACACTATGGGCGATGAAGCGGTAAGCCTAGATAACGGCGTGTCTGATGAAAATACAGAAGAAACTCAAATTGTTGAGACAGTAGAAGACTCAGAAAGCCAAGGCAATGAGGGTACGCAGCCTCAAAAAACGTTTACTCAAGAGGATGTTAATTCTTTTGTGGCTAAACGAGCTGGCAAAGAAAAAGCGAAAGCAGAAAAGGCACGACTTGAAGCAGAAGAACGGCAAAAAGCAAACGCATTGCTTGAGGAAGAAAACAAACTCCTTAAGTTACGGCTTGAGCAAGAAGCTGGTCAAAAGCCAAAAGGTGCACCTAATCCTGATGATTATGACGGCGGCGAATGGAGCGATGAGTACAAGAAAGACGCTCAAGCATACCAAGAGCAGCAAATTAACCAGCAGGTGCAATCTGCGTTAGAGCAGCTAAAGCAGCAAGAACAGCAAGACGAGCTTAAAAGACAGAAGCAGGAAGAACTCGAGCAACACAAGCATAGTTATTACACCAAGGGTTTAACAGCTTATGGTGAGGATGACTTTGCATTAGCAGAAGATCGGGTAACTGAGGTATTAGGTGAAGATGCATTAAATCACTTGGTATCTGATTTAGATGATCCACACGCCATTGTGCATTACTTGGGAACCAATGAAGAAGACTTAACCCGTATTGCCAAGCTGTTGAAAGAAAAGCCAGTGAGAGCAATTGCTGAATTAGCACGATTGCCAATCTCAGCAAAAACAACATCAAACCCCAAACCTGAACCCGTTGAAGAATTGGAAGGTGGTTCGCCTTCAAGTGGTGAAGCGTGGGCGCGAAAAATCGACAAGATGCGCGATAAGGTGCGAAGCGGTAAAGCCACTATGAAAGACGTGCTAAGCCTGAAAAAACAAGCACGGGAAGCAGGTTATAACCCATAAAGGTATTTAAAAAATGGCTAATAATTTTAGTAAAACAGAGATGATCTTCTGGGAGAACGTCCTAGAAGGTTTCGATCCTAACAACATCATGGCGCGTGACGTACAGAAGTACAAACCGCCTATGCAATCAGTAGAACGAAGCGGTTTAACTGTTCGCCGTCCATATCCAATGATTGCGGATAGCTCAACCGGTCTTGATGTATCAAGTGACTATAAAGACATTGTAGATTTAACCGTCCCAACATCGCTATCTACATCAGATATTAAAAACCATGCGTTCCAATTAACAGCGTTAGACAGAAACGATCCAGAACGATTAAAAGAAACAGCGCGAGCATCAACACAGCGTCTATCTTCATTAATCGACACTGACGTTCAAAACACAGTGGCACGTCATGCATCTATTGTTTGCACTGAAACAGGCAACTTTGATAACTATGAAAAGCTATCAAAAGGTGA